CTTTCAAAAAATAAAAAATTATAGAATCAGTAGAAGAAATTTTGGACATCCTTGATAAAAATATAGTTTGTACCGCTGCACTTACTTATCATTACCGATTTGATGGTACTCCATCAACTTCATCACTAACCTAAATTAAATTAGGTGAATTTTTTGGATAAATGAAATCTTTTTCGTATCTTTGTAAAATAATATGACAATATGTCAGTATATCCCATATTGGTATGGGGTATGTAATATACAAACTAAATAATAAATTAAAATAAAAGTTATGGCAAAACAATTAAAATTTGATTCCGAAGCAAGAGAATCATTGAAAAAAGGGTTAGATACTCTTGCAGATGCAGTTAAGGTCACTCTTGGGCCTGCAGGTAGAAATGTTCTACTTCAAAAGAAAGCCGGTTCACCCCATATTACAAAAGATGGTGTATCGGTAGCAAAAGAAATCGAATTAGAAGATGTATTCGAAAACATGGGTGCTCAACTTGTAAAAGAAGTATCCCAAAAAACTGCAGATTCTGCAGGTGATGGTACTACCACTGCAACCGTTCTAGCACAAGCAATTGCTAAGAAAGGGTTTGAGTTCGTCAATGAAGGAACCAATCCAATCTACCTTAAAAGAGGTATGGATAAAGCAGTTAAAGTTGTGGTAGAAGAATTGGAAAAACAAGCAGTAGTTGTTGGTTCTAATAAAGAAAAAATCAAACAAGTAGCAACAATATCAGCAAACAACGATTCTACTATTGGTGATTTGATTGCAGATGCATTCGAAAAGGTTGGAACTGATGGAGTTATTACGGTTGAAGAATCCAAAGGGCTGGAAACCTCAATGGAACTGGTAGAAGGTATGCAATTCGATAAAGGATATATGTCCTCTCACTTTGTGACTAATCAAGATAAGATGACTGCAGTGTTGGAAAATCCTTATATTCTAACCTACGATGGCAGAGTTTCCAATATGAATGATATTCTTCCACTACTTGAAGGAATCTCACAACAATCTCGTTCACTCTTGATTATCGCTGATGATGTAGATGCTGAAATCTTGGGAACTTTGGTAGTCAATAAACTCCGAGGGTTGTTGAGTACGGTGTGTGTTAAGGCACCTGCATTTGGGGATAGAAAAAAGGCTATGTTGGAAGATATTGCAATCCTAACTGGTGGAACTTTTATCACTCCTGAAACTGGATACAAGTTGAGTGAGGTGACTTTGGATAATTTGGGTACAGCAGAGAAAGTAACCGTAGGAAAAGATTCTACTACTATTGTAAATGGTTCAGGCTCTACCGAAAACATCTCACAGAGAATCCAACAAATCAAAAATGAAATCGAAAACACTACATCGGATTACGATAGAGAAAAACTTCAAGAAAGATTGGCTAAGTTATCAGGTGGTGTTGCAGTTCTTTACATTGGTGCCGGTTCAGAGGTAGAATTGAAAGAAAAGAAAGATAGAGTAGATGATGCTCTTCAGGCAACCCGAGCTGCAATTGCAGAAGGTATTGTTGTAGGTGGTGGAGTTGCTCTACTAAAATGTTCTGATAAGATTCAAAACTTAATGGATACTGAAACTTTGGGTTCGGCTGAATTGAATGGTGTTAAAGTAATTCAATTTGCATTACAAGCCCCAATTACACAAATCTTGGAAAATGCTGGTTTAGAATCTGAAGAAATTATTCAATCACTATTTACTCATTTTGATGTAGATGGTGGTGAAAATATGGGATTCGATGCAAAGACACAAGAATTTGTAGATATGTTCCAAAGTGGAATCATTGACCCAAAGAAAGTGACAAGAGAAGCAATCCAAAATGCAACTTCGGTAGTTGGTATGATTTTGACAACTGAATGTATGGTGGTAGATAAACCAGAGGAAAAACCAAAATTTCCGATGATGCCACAAATGATGTAAAATAAAAATGAAAAATTTTTGGTATACTCAGATTTTTTTCGTATCTTTGACTAAATTTAAAATAAATAACAATGGAAAAACAAAAATTAAATCGTTTCGTACAAAAGTACACTCTTGCTGGTTTGGTTGAATCAGTAAAATGGGAATCAAAAGATGGTTCTCTTTCAACATCTTTTATCTCCGATGACAAATCAGTTTTGGGTTCGGTAAGTATGAAAGAATTTGATGGTTCAGATGCAACTTTGGGTGTATATGATACTACAAAACTAACCAAAATGCTATCAGTTCTTGGAGATGGTGTAGATTTCGCAATCCAAGATATTGAAGGTAAGGCAGTTTCTTTAAAGTTCAAGGATAAATCAACTTCAGTAAACTATATGTTGGCAGACCTTTCGGTTATTCCAAATGTACCTGATTTGAAACAACTTCCAAACTTTGATGTAAAGATTAAATTGGATTCTACTTTCATCAATACTTTTATCCGAGCAAAGGGTGCTCTTGCAGATGAGAACAACTTTACTTTTACTTGTAAGGGTGGTAAAGGACAGATTATCTTAGGTCATTCCAACATCAACACTAACCGAATTTCTATTGATGTAGATTGTGAGTGTAATGGTGATGTAGAACCAATCTCATTCTCAGCAACTTATCTTAAAGAAATTCTTGTGGCTAACAAAGAAGCATCTGATGCAACTTTGAATATTTCAACACAAGGTCTTTCTCATATCCACTTTGAAATTGACCAGTATACTTCTGATTACTACCTTGTAGAGATTCAATCCTAATGAAGTACTTTTACGAACGAAGTAAATTTTCTGAGTTTAAATCCAACACTACTTATCATCGGTTGTTAGAAATGACCGATGATGAGTTTGTGTCTTGGGCTAAACTTCTTCGTAAAGAAGTGACTGAGCAATGGGATGTAAGTGGTACACCACCAGTTATCGGTAGGGATGAAGAAGGTATTATTGATTCATTCAAGAAACTTAAATCAAACCCTGCAGAGTATTGGGAAAAAGATTTGAGTGATGATGTTGACTCATTAGGTATTATCCAAAACTTCAACAAAGATGCATCGGTTGTGAATCAATTTTTTCCAACCATGTTGAAAACTAAAATCTCTATTGGTAAATCTGCCGATGGAGGTTTGAGTATCTATGACCACTTTGCTGACCCCGAACTTGAAGAAACTTTTGTAAAGATCATGAAACGAGCAGTGAAGAGAGATTCTATGTATTCTTGGTCTCGTTCTATTATCAACAAGAAAGATGAAAATCCTTTTTGGGATGGACAAGATGGATATACTTTTATTAAAGAAGCACATGACGGTAAAATCTTTAACGGTGAATGGAGTAATTCAGATATTGTCCTTGCAAGAGTAAAAGAAGAGACATTAGGTAATTATGGTACATTCAACGCAGAGTATGTTGGATTTGGTAATCTTTATTTATCTGGTACCCAAGTTAGAGAGTTGCGAGATAATGGTTATTTAAATCAAACCCAACTTGCAAATGTGGGTGATGTTCCTGATTACTATGAATTGGCAGATGGTACTCGAAAAAATTATCATTATCTAATTCGTTGGTATGATAAAACTGATGGAATTTTTCCAAAGATTCTTCAAGTATTCCGATTATCATGTGGACAACCTGCTGTGAATTTTCCTGCGTTAACTGCAAAGTGGATTTACGAAAATTATACTAATCACATCGAACAAAATGAACCACTACATATTTATGATTCATCTTCAGGATGGGGTGGTAGAATACTTGGTGCAATGAGTAGTAGAAAGAAAACTCATTATGTGGGAACCGACCCAAATCCTGATAATTTTATACCCGAACTTGGTATATCTCGATATGAATATGTTGCAGATTTTTACAATAAAAAGTGTGTAGATGATTTTTCAGATTCGTTAATTAAATTCTTTGATGTAAAAAAACAAGGAAATACTTACGAGTTATTCCAAGATGGTTCGGAACTAATTCAACACAATCCAAAGTTCCAAAAGTATAAAGGTAAGTTGGATTTAGCATTTACATCTCCACCATATTTTAATCGAGAACAATATTCTCAAGATGAGAAACAATCATTCAAAGCGTATGGTGAGTATGAAGATTGGAAAGAGAATTTCCTCCGTCCTACATTAACTACCATTTACGAATACCTTAAAAATGATAGGTATGTACTTTGGAACATTGCAGATATTAAAATTGGTTCCAACACGTATTATCCATTGGAACAAGATTCTATTGGTATTCTAACCGAATTAGGATGTGAATATAAGGGTAAATTAAAAATGTTGATGACTAGAATGGTTGGATTAGACCCATCAAAATCGGGTATTAAAAATTCAGTAATTCATAATGGTAAAGCGTATAAGTTCGAACCAATATTTGTATTTCATAAAAAATAATTAAAATGGCATTCTTTTCAGATAATAACGATAATAAAAAAGTAGATAATAGTTTGTGGGTGGAGAAATATCGTCCAACCTTATTGGAAAACTATGTGGGGAACGAACATCTAAAGGATAAAGTAAAAGGTTACATTGAAAGTGGTGACGTTCCCCACCTACTTCTTTATGGTAGAGCAGGTACTGGTAAAACTACACTTGCTAAACTAATAGTAAATTCTATTGAGTGTGACCATATCATCATTAACGCATCGGATGAAAACAATGTGGATATGGTAAGAAACAAAGTAAAAGGTTTCGCATCAACCATTGGATTCAAACCAATGAAAATTGTTATTCTTGATGAGTTTGATTATATGTCTCAGAATGCTCAGGCAATTTTGAGAAACTTGATGGAAACATTCTCTAAACATTGCAGGTTTATCTTAACTTGTAATTATGTAGAAAAAGTAATTGAACCAATTCAATCTCGTTGTCAAACTTTCCAAATCGTACCTCCAACTAAAAAAGATGTTGCGATTCAAATCTCAAAGATTCTTAAATCAGAAAATGTAAAGTTTGAGCCAAAAGATTTAGTTCCTATTATTGATGCAGGTTATCCTGATATTCGTAAAGTTATTAATACTTGTCAATTAAACTCCCATAAAGGAGAATTGAAAGTAGATGTCCAAAATCTATTGGAAAACGATTACAAAATGAAAATCTTGGATATTCTTAAATCCAAAGATGATGTAAGAAATCGTTATATGAAATTGAGACAAACCTTAATCGATAGTAGAGTAACTGATTTTACTGAATTATTTACTTTGTTGTATGATAAAGTAGATGAATACGCACCAAGTAATACAGCAAATGTTATTCTAGCGTTATCACAAGGACAAACAAATCATTTCCATTCCATAGATAAAGAAATCGCTATGGCAGGATGTTTGATAGAAATAAATTCATTATTGTAATGGCAAAAACACTCTTTGACCATATCAAGGCAGTAACCCAAGAACAAGATAAAAAGTATTGGGATAAGTTAGATGAATCGGATAAAAAAACATGGTCGAATTATATGATATTCCGATTCCTTTCGATGAATCCTGATTGGGTTGGTATGATTGCACAACTACAACCACATCTTCAAGAAGTACCACCTAAGGCTTGTTATCTTGCTCTGATTGACCTTTTACCAAAAACAAGGGCGTATTTGAAGTACATGAAGGCAAAGGGTGAAGATTCGTATGAGAAATGGTTAGTA